GACGGCAAGACCCTCCGGCCCTCGCTGGTCTTGATCGACGACCCGCAGACCGACGAGTCTGCCGCAAGCCCGTCGCAGTGCCAGACCCGCGAGAAGATCCTCTCAGGTGCTATCCTCGGCCTCGCCGGGCCGGGTGCCAAGATCGCCGGCCTCTGCACGATCACCGTCATCCGGCCCGACGACCTGGCCGACCGCCTGCTGGACCGGGTGCGGCATCCCTCGTGGCAGGGCGAGCGGACGAAGCTCGTCTACGAGTGGCCTACGGCCGACGACCTCTGGTCGGAATACGGCGAGCTGCGTCGGTCGGGCCAACGTAACGGCACCGGCACGGCCGAGGCTGACGCCTTCTACGTCGAGCGGCGGGAAGCCATGGACGCCGGCTCTCGGGTGGCGTGGCCGGAGCGGCTCAACCCGGACGAGACATCGGCGATCCAACACGCTTGGAACCTTCGTATCGACCGTGGCGAGTCTGCCTTCCACGCCGAATACCAGAATCAGCCGATCGCCGAGGATGTCGCCAGCGACAAACTCGACAAGCGGGCGCTCGCCGGTCGGGTGACGACGCTCGCCAAGGGCGTGGTTCCGGCGAATCACCACCAGCTCACCGCCTTTATCGACGTTCAGGACCGGGTGCTCTTCTGGCTGGTCTGCTCGTGGTCGGAGTCGTTCGGCGGGAATATCGTCCAGTACGGTTGCTACCCAGACCAAGGCGTCTCCTACTTTGAGGCGGGATCGGCCAAGCGGACGCTCGCCAAGGCTGGCGGCGTCGAGGGATTTGAGGCGGCGCTGCACGCCGGCCTCGACACGCTGACGCAGATGCTCATCGGCAAGGAGTGGAAGCGGGAGGACGGGGCTGCGATGCGGATCGGGCAGCTCATGGTCGACGCCAACTGGGGCAAGAGCACGGCCACCGTCCGCACGTTCGCCAAGCGTAGCCCGTGGGCCTCGACGATCCTGCCCAGCCACGGCCGCGGCATCGGAGCCTCGTCGCCAGCCCTCACCGACAAGGGCAAGGCACGGGGCGACAAGATCGGCTTGAATTGGCGGATCGGCAACATCAACGGGCAGCGGTCGGTTACCTACGACACGAATTACTGGAAGACCTTTGTCGCCGCCCGCCTGCGGCTGGCGACGGGCGATCCGGAGGCGCTGGTGATCCACGCCGGCGAGCACGACCTCCTCTTCGACCATTTGACGAACGAATACCCGGTTCGCACCGAGTCGGCCCGTGGTCGAGTGGTCGACGAGTGGAAGCTCTCCGGCACGCGCTGGGAGAATCACTGGTGGGATTGCCTAGTCGGTGCTGCCGTGGCGGCGTCGATCGCTGGCGTCCAGCCGACGGCCACAGAGTCGGGCGGCCGGCAGCGTCGCAAGGTGACGATCCCGGCAGCGGGCGGCAGGCAACGGATCGAGATCAAGAGGTTGAGATGAGTAGCGGATTGATTCTGGCCGTGGGCGTTGTCTATCTCGTCGTGGCGGTTGACCAATACCGTCAAGGTGCTCCCGGTATGGCGATCGCTTGGTTTGGCTACGCCCTAGCCAACGTCGGTCTCGCCATGGCTGCCAAGTAGCCTCCACACCCCCTGCGGTTTGCTGGCCGTAGCCTCTACCGTCGCAGCATGAGCGACGAAGTATCCAACGCACTGAAGCAGGCGGCCGTCGGACCCAAACGGGTCCGCACCGACGCCGGCGAGGTCGAGGCCCACGATCTCGACCAGCAAATTGAGGCCGACAAGTATCTCGCCAGCAAGGCGGCGGTCTCCGGCACCGGCAACACCCGCCGCGGCCTGCGTTTCAACAAGTTGATCCCGCCGGGGACGATCTAAGTGGGCCTTCTGGGCAACATCTTCTCGAAGCCTCGACCGGCAGCGGTTCCGATGCCCTCGCGCGTGCGTGCAAAGTACGACGCCGCCTCGGCAGGCGACGACGTGCGGCACTGGAGCAACGCCGACGCATTTGCGGCCGATGCCGCCCTCTCGCCCAGCGTCAGGCGGACGCTCCGCAATCGTGCTCGATACGAGCGGGCGAACAACTCATTCCTCGCCGGCATCTCCTCGACGCTCTCCTACGATCTGGTCGGCACCGGCCCCCGGCTGCAGCTTAACAGCGGCGACACTGAGGTCGACCGCCAGGTCGAGCGGTCTTTTTTCGATTGGACGTGGTCGGTCGACTTGGCCGGCAAGCTCCGCACGATGCGAGAGGCCCTGGTTGTCGACGGTGAGGCCTTCGCCCTCATGGTGAACAACCCGCGGCTCTCGGGTGTGCAGCTCGACATCCGGCTGATCGAGGCCGAGATGGTGGCGACGCCGACGGAGTTGATGAGCCAGACGATCACGCCCGAAGGAAACGTCGTCGACGGGATCGAGTTTGACGGGATCGGCAACGTGATCGCCTATCAGGTGCTCTCGTTCCACCCCGGCTCCAACTACCGTGTGAATAACCTGCAATTCCAGCGGGTGCCGTCCGCCCAGATGGTGCATTGGTTTCGAGCCCAGCGGCCCGGCCAGCACCGAGGCGTCCCCGATGTCGCTCCGGCCCTGAGGCTATTCGGCCAGCTGCGCCGCTACACCGAGGCGGTGATCGCCGCTGCGGAGACGGCCGCGGACTTTGCAGCCTTCCTGCACTCCAACTCACCGGCCGCCGAGGTCGACGAGGTGACGGCGTTTGCCGAGATGCCGATCGAGAAGAGGAGCATGGTGACGCTGCCGGAAGGATGGGACATTTCCCAACTGCGGGCCGAGCAGCCGACCACGCAATATCCGGCGTTTGTGCGGCAGATCCTCGGCGAGATCGGGCGTTGCCTGAACCTGCCCTTTAACGTCGCCGCCCTCGACTCCTCGAATTACAACTACGCCTCCGGCCGTATGGATCACCAGATCTACGGCATGACGCAGCGCGTCGACCGCGACACGCTTGAGAGGGTGATGCTCGACCGGGTGCTCGCCGCCTGGGTCAACGAAGCCTCGCTCGCCGGCCTGCTTCCCGAAGGCCTCCCGCCGTTCTCCGAGTGGGATTGGAGTTGGCAGTGGGACGGCAAGGATCACGTCGACCCTCTCAAAGAAGCGTCTGCCGCCGAGACCCGGCTGCGCACCCACACGACCACGCTCGCCGCCGAATACGCCAAGGCCGGTAAGCAGTGGGACGTAGAGCTCCGGCAGCGAGCCGCCGAGGTGGCGCTGATGAAAGAGCTAGGCCTCTTTATCGACCCAACGCCCGAAGTGAATTACGGCGGCACGCTCGACGAGAACGGCGAGCCAGAGGGGGCCGACGCATGAGCGACGACTACTCCGACCTCGACGACACCTTTGACCTCGTGGAATTCATTTGATGAGCAACATCAAGCTCGAAACAGACGTGACTTTCCTCCAGGCTGCCGACGGCGAGTCGGCACCGGCTACGAAGAAGTTTCGGATCGTCGCCTACACGGGCGCTTCGATCCGGCAGGGCTGGAGCCGCGAGCCGGTCGTGATTGACCTGGCTGGCATGACGCTGCCGGCCACGATCCCGATCGTTCTCGGCCATGACTACGCCCTCGGGTCGATCCTCGGCCAAGGCGTGCCGAGCGTCCAAGGCGGGCAGCTCGTCGTCGAGGGCGAGATCCTCGCCGACAACGAAAACGCCCGCCAGGTGCTCGCCCTCGCTGCCGCTGGCTACCAGTGGCAGGCCAGCGTCGGAGCCGATGTCGGTCGGCACCTCAAGTTTGGCGAAGACCAATCAACAACCGCAAACGGGCAAGCCCTCGTCGGGCCTGTCCGAGTCGTTCGGGCCTCCACACTGCGGGAGACCAGTTTTGTAACCCTCGGGGCGGACCGCAGTACCGCCGTCTCTATCGCTGCCGAAGAGGCAGCAGAGGAGTCAACCATGGCTGACGAAGCCAACCAGACGCCCGCAGAGGAGCCCATCGTGGCTGCTGCTGTGGAAGGCACGGCGAGCGTCGCCGTGGAAGCCCCGAAGGTCGAAGCCGGTTCGAGCGACGAGCTCAAGGCCAAGATCGAAGACCTCACCAAGAAAGTCGAAGACATGCAGAAGCTCAACGCCACGCGCGACGAGCGGGCAGTCGCCCCCTCGGTCCACGTCTCCCAGCCGGCGGCGATCACGCCCGAAGTGATCGAGTGCTCCTTCGCCCTGCAGGGCGGCCTCCCCGGCGTCGAGACCAAGTATGACGCCAAGACGCTCGAAGCGGCCCACAAGGCCCGCCGCGACCTGTCGATCGGCGAGGTCATCGTCCAGGCCGCAGTTGCCAACGGCTACGAAGGCGGTCGCCGCCTCAACGCCTCCACGATCCGCCCGATCATGCAGGCCGCCTGGGCGACCCATGCGATCAGCGGCATCCTGAGCAACACGGCCAACAAGTTCCTCCTCGCCGGCTTCGACGGCGTCGAGAGCGCTTGGCGGTCGATCTCGGCTGTCCGTAGCGTGAATGATTTCAAAACCTTGACCTCGTATCGTCTCAACGGCGGCATGAAGTTTGCGAAGGTTCCCAACGGCGGCGAGCTGAAGAACGCCGCAGCCAGCGAAGAGAGTCGGACGATCTCGGCGGACACCTACGGGATCATGACCTCGGTCACCCGTACCGACTTGATCAACGACGACCTCGGTGCTCTGACTGCGGTCCCGCAGCGGATCGGCCGTGGCGGCGCTCTGAAGCTCAACGACGTGTTCTGGGCCGATTTCGTTGACGATTCGGCCTTCTTCACGGCTGGCCGTGGCAACCTGTCCACGGGCTCGCTGGCCCTGTCGATCGCCAACCTGAAGGCGCTCGCCACCAAGTTCCGGAAGCTGAACGATCCGGACGGCAACCCGGTCGCGGTGACCCCGCGCATCCTGCTCGTGCCGCCCGATCTTGAGATCGCCGCCTCGGAGATCATGGGCTCGGCCCTGATCCACGGGACGAGCGGTGCCGCTGGCAGCACCAACGTGCTGGCAGGTCGCTACCAGGTCGTGTCGTCGGTCTACCTGACCAACACGACCGACTACTACCTGCTTGCATCGCCGGCCGATATGCCGGTGATGGAAGTGGCGTTCTTGAACGGCGTCCAGAGCCCGATCGTGGAGACGGCCGAGGCCGACTTCAACACGCTCGGAATCCAGATGAGGGGTTATTTTGACTTTGGCGTTGCCAAGGCGGAATACCTCGCCGGCGTGAAGTGCGACTCGGCGACCTAATTGTCACCTAGCGGGCTGGCACCGTCGCCAGCCCGCTAGGGCTTTTTCAACAACCAATTTCTCCAACGAGGTGTTTAAATGGCTTCTTATGTTCAGGTCGGTGACCTCCTCGACTACACGCCAGCCGCCGCCGTGGCCGCTGGCGACGTGGTCGTGATCGGTTCGCTCGTGGGCGTGGCCCCGCGGGCGATCGCTGCCAACGCCGTCGGCGCTCTGGCGGTCGAAGGCGTCTTCGAGATCCCGTGTGCGACCGGTGCGACCGGCGCTCAGGGCTCGGCGATCAGCTACTACGCGACCTCCGGCGTGGCTCATGCGTCAACGGGAACCGCGGCCGGCAAGCTCGCCAAGGCCCGTCTCGTGGGCGACACGTCGGTCCATGTTTTGTTGAACAAGTAGTTCCACACCGCAACCCCCGGCAGGTGCGCCGCCTCCTCCAGGCGCGCCGCCGGGGCGTTGTGGCCTTGGGAGGTGATCGTGGCAGATATGCTCGCGGACGGCGCGGCGTGGTTGACCGGACAGCTCAAGGCTGTCGCCGGGTCAGCCGTGACCTACCGTCGTGGCAGCGATGAAGCCGAGGTCGTGGCTACGGTCGGTCGTTCGCAGTTTGAGGCCGCCAACCAAGCGGGCGTCGTCGAGACGTGGGAGTCGAGAGACTTCCTCGTCACGACTGCCGACCTGCCCTACGGCGACCCTGAGCGTGGCGACGTGATCGTCGAGGCGAGCGGCGAGACGGTTGTCGAGTATGAGGTGACGAGCCCCCGTGGCGTGCCTGAGTGGCACTATGGCGATGCCTTCCGGTCGATTGTCCGAATCCACACGGTCCAGACGGATGCGGGCGTGACCTACCTCGCAACGGAACTGGGCGAACAACTCACAACTGAGGCCGGCGAGCCGCTGGCGATCTGATGGCAACAAAGAAAATCTCACAACTGACGCTCGCGACCGGCGTGACCGGCGTCGACCAGGTGCCGATCGTGCAAGGCGGCGTAACGAAGCGGGCCGCCATTTCGCTCCTCGGTGGCGTCGGTGCCACGGGGCCGACGGGATCCGCAGGCTCATCGGTGACCGGGCCGACCGGCCCTGCCGGGGCCGGCGAGGTCTATCAGAGCGAAACCGCCCCCGGCTCCGCGGCGACCGGCTCGACGTGGCTCGACACGGCCACCGGGAAATACTTCACCCGCTACGCCGGCCTCTGGGTCGAGGTCGGCGGCAAGCACTACACCTGAGATAACTCATGCCGTTCTTCTCGTTACCGACTGGTGGCTCTCCCGTTCTCGCGGGCAGCGGTGCGCCTACCGGCGCTGTCGGCAACGTGGGCGATTTGTTTCTCGACCAGAGCAACAAACTGCTCTACGGCCCGAAGGAGATCGGCGGCTGGCCGAGCGGGCCGATCAACCTGAGCAACGGCCCGACTGGCGTCTCTGGGCCTACGGGCAGCACGGGGCCAAGCGTGACGGGGCCTACGGGAAACACTGGCGGCATTGCCTTTGCGGCGACCGGCCCGACGGCCCCGACGGCCGCCGGTCTGACCGTGGCCGGGGCTATCTGGCTCGACGACTCAACCGGAAAGTATTACGTCCGCTACGGTTCGCAGTTCATCGAGATCGGCGTCCAGGGCGAGCGCGGGGCTACGGGGTCTGCGAGCACCGTGACCGGGCCTACCGGCCCACAGGTGACCGGGCCTACTGGCGCTGCGAGCACCGTGACCGGGCCTACGGGCAGCACGGGCAGCACGGGCGCTGCGAGCGTCGTGACCGGGCCTACCGGCCCGTCTGGCGGGCCTACGGGCAGCACGGGCGCTACGGGGGCTGGCGCTCGCGGTGGGATCAACGTCCAAAACGCCACAGGCACCATCGATCTCGACGGGTCGGCTGCAAAATACCAATTCATCAACGCCGTCGACGCTAACCGCACGGTGAAGCTGCCGACGGGCGTTGCCAGTGGATTTGATTTGTTCGTTAAGGAGACCGGCGACTCCTACACGCTCACCGTCGAGACCACGACGGCGACAGGCGTCGCGACTATCGGATCGGCAGGCT